ATATGTTGTAGGTACAAGTAGTGATAAAATTAATGTGTTTAAAACCACATCTCCTTACAGTGTCAATAATGCAACATACACTGCAGGTGACCAAATTGAAATATCACCAAGGACTTCTGATGTATATAACATGAAGATGTCACCAGATTTTACTAAGATTGTTTATCACGATTACTATTATTATACCAGAGAAGCATCAATTGGTTCTGCAAACGGAACAATTTCTGCGATAACCCTGCCAGTAGCAAATACAAATTATAACACTAGTTTAGTAAGTGCGGCTGGATATGGTACTTCTACTATGAGAATCAATACGTCTACCCATGGAGTTCATTGGGATCATAATGGAGAATTTGCTTTAATCATGGGAAATGCCAGTTCCTACAGCGGTGCCGCAGGAATGATGCAGAGAACAATGGAATTCAAAAATCATCTTACATATGATGATGTTGGTTATGCATTACCAAATGCCACAAGTTTAACTCGTAATATTACAACAGATAATGCATTTGGACAAGGAACTTCTGGAATAGTTGTCAATGCTACTACAAGTGGGATGGGATCTTTTGAAGATTCAAATCGGACTGGACGAGTTGATGGGAATGGACCATTAGTTTGGTGGGCAATGTCTTTAGGACAAAGATATACTAATGGAAATGGTACCATTGCCATAACAGGAAGACATTATGGTTTGTGGGGTGCGGGTAGTGATAAAGTAGTAAGTGAATTTTCAAATTGCCAGTATAACGTTTATAATAATTTTGCAGGACCGTTTAGAAATAAGCATACATATTCCACTGCATCTTTTACATTTACAAATGGTGCTAATCGTCATGGACTTTCATTTAAAAGAGATGGCACAAGAATATATACGTCAGATACAAATGGAGTTTTTTATGAAAATAATTTATCGACAGCATGGAACGTTACGACAATAGACAGTGCTTCAACTCCAGTTAGATCGTTTGACACCGGAATATATTATCGTGCTTTCGATATTGATAATGACGGAAAGTATTTGTGGGCAGTTAAGGATCAATCAAATGAATTGGTAGTTTATGAACTTGCAACTCCGTGGGATATATCTAGTATGATCTTAAGAAAAACATTGACTATGCCAGTAATACTGTCGTGGAGTGTGTGTGCAAGAAATAAAAATGTTACAGTTTGCGCAAGGGATTGGACAACATCGACTAGTGATGATAATTTGGTAATGTTTTTGGATTATTCATCACTTGATTAATTCTTATAAATAGTCCTAGCAGATCAACTCTCTAGGACTATTACTATGGCAAACCCATCTACCAGAGACGAATTAAAAAAATATTGTTTGCGCAGATTAGGTGCACCAGTAGTTGAAATTAACGTCGACGAAGATCAAATGCAAGACCGCATTGATGATGCACTTTCTTTTTATCGTGACTATCATTACGATGGCACAGAAAAAGATTATCTAAAGCATCAGGTCACTCAAGATGATATTGACAATCGTTATATTACAGTACCTGATACTGTTACAGGTGTTGTCAATATTTTTCCTATCGGAACAGGGTTGAATACCAACAACCTGTTTAATCTAAGATACCAGATTACATTGAACGAAGTCTATGATTGGGCACACTCAGACATGTCTAATTACGTTTCTTCTATGGAAAGAATTGCACTGATGCAAGAAATTTTTGTAGGCAAACAACCTTTGAGATTTGCAAGGCACACAGATCGTGTATATATTGATATGGATTGGGATGCAAAGGCAGAAGTTGGTGAGTATTTTATTGTCGAGTGCTACAAAGTTCTAGATCCCGATACGTACACTTCTGTGTGGGGTGATTGGTGGTTACGTCAATATACGACACAATTATTCAAACGTCAATGGGGAGAAAACCTCAAAAAGTTTGAGGGAATGCAATTACCGGGTGGAGTTACATTTAATGGTCAGACCATTTGGCAAGAAGCAAATGAAGAAATTCTGAGACTGGAAGAAGAAATCGTTAATAGATATTCTATGCCAGTTATGGACATGATTGGGTAACAGATGTCTACGACAAATTTTTATTTCAATACACTAGGTCACTATGGTGAGCAAAACCTTATCGAAGATTTGATTGTCGAGTCAATTAAGATCTACGGTATTGACTGCTACTATATGCCTAGAACTATTGTTAATGAGGATCAGTTGTTTGGTGAAGACACTCTGTCTAAATTTGAAGATGCATACCCTCTCGAAATGTACATTAAGTCTGTCAACGGGTTTGAAGGTGACGGGACATTCCTTTCAAAGTTCGGTCTTGAGATTCGTGACGAAATGGTTTTATCTGTCTCGCAAAGAAGATTTGGTGAAGAAATTTCATATGATGACACGACTAAAGAAGCAAGTCGTCCTGTTGAGGGAGATTTAATTTTCTTCCCACTAAACAAAAAAATTTACGAAGTCAAGTTTGTGGAACATGAAGTTGTATTTTATCAAATGGGCAAGTTACAAACATATGATCTGACTTGCGAATTGTTTGAGTACAGCAGTGAGCGTATTGATACTGGTATCCAAGTCATTGATGCAATCGAAGAGAAGTACTCAATTGCAGATCAGAATGTACGTATTAGTCTTGAGACTTACTTGCCAATTGGTGACGCAGTTGCGATTGTTGTTGATGCAATTATTTCTGGTACAACTATAGTCAATCAAAGTGCGTCGCAACCAAATAACTATGTGCCTAACATTGGTATAGCAGATCCTACAAATTCTCCTGTAACAGCAGTAGGCAATGTAGTTTTGTCATATGCTAATACTATTGGGTTCCTGAGTGATATCAGTATCTCTAATAGTGGATTTGGATATAACTCTGAAGGAAACTATCTTGGAAATTCTGCAATTGTGATAGAAAGTCCTGCTGTTGGATTTGGAAAGTTTGATGATCATTGCTTGAATGTAACGAATGACAGTTATAAGTTTTCTAATGCAACTCTTAAAATTGATTACTCGGAATTTGAGCAAAACGAAAAATTTGGTTATGTGTCTATGTGGGTATATGCAAATTCACTTCCTAGTGAATCAAACTCTCCTGCAGGAATATTTAAAACTGGGGGAGATGATGGTGTATCATCTGCAAACTATAGAAAAATAGTTGGTATTGATAACCTAGGACGAATTGTAGAATCTCGTGAAAATAGTGGAAGTTCTGCTCCAGAAGTACTGACAACTGATTCTGTCATTTCAACTAATAATTGGATTCATATAGCATATGCTATTGATGATGTGGGAGGTTCAGAATCGAAGCAAAGAATTTGGGCTAATGGTGTCTTAAAACTTGATAGAGACGTAGGAACTGAGTACCAAGGTATAACTGGAATACGAAGTGCATTTTTTGGGACAGCACTAGATTTTACACACTATGCAGGAACTGATTCGGAAGTTAGTGTATCAAAATTAGATGGGTTTGTAGACGAGATCCACATAAACTCTAATACACAAACTTTATATTCAGATCCATCGAATCCATCCTTTGATGTTCCGACATCAAGGGTAGTTAAAAATGCAAACACTGTATATATCAATACATTTACTGCGGCAACACCTATTGTAAGATTAGTTGCAAATACTGAAACATTAACCGTAAATAATGTTATTGTAAGTTATAGTGGGAATGGATACTATGATTTGTCTGATTCTAGGTTTAATACAAGAATGTCATACAGTGTTACTTTCCCAACAGCAAATACTAGAACTGCAGTTTTATCAGCAAATATGACAGATGATAAACTTTCTTCTATCACAATTGCACAACCCGGATTCGGATATCTTCCTGACGAAAGACCTAAAATAACGATCAATCCAGTTGAAGATCCTGAAGGAGGAAGATTAGCATTCGAAGACGGAACCACTATCCAATCAGAATCTGTTAGATTGGAAGATGCTGATAGTTCTGCCAACAACGAGTACTTTACTCAACAAGCAGGGTCTGATGCATATGATGCTACGTTTATAGATTTCACGGATCAAAACCCATTCTCAGAAGGAGAAAATTGGTAATGTTTGGTCATCAATTTAATCATGGTGTAATTCGAAAATATATTATCATGTTTGGTAATATGTTTAACGATATCACTTTAGTGCGTAATACTGGAAGCACCGAAGTTCAAAGATTTAAAGTGCCAATTGCATACGGTCCACGTGAGAAGTTTCTTGCAAGACTTAATCAAGATCCAAATTTAGATAGGCAAGTTGCAATACAGTTGCCTCGTTTTTCGTTTGAAATAACTGCAATGAGTTATTCTAGTACTAGAACTCTCAATAAAATTATTAGAAATACTGCAACAAACACCGACGCATCAAAACGAACAAGTCAGTTTACTCCTGTGCCATACGATTTCAATGTTTCTCTTGTCGGAATGTTTGCAAATAACGAAGATGCAGTACAAGCAGTCGAACAAATTTTACCATTCTTTAGACCAGAGTGGACGCATAGTATGAAACTTATACCTGAGATGAATGACTACTATGACATTCCTACTGTAATGGAAAGCATGTCGATTGAGGATTCTTATGAGCAAGGATTTACTGAAAGACGTGCTTTACTTTATACATTTAACTTTGTAATCAAAGGATATATATTTGGTCCAGTTTCAAATAAAGGAATTATTAAGAGAACAATTCTCGACTTCCAAGCAGATACAGATCTATCTACTCCTGTGCAGAAAAGAATTGATTTGACACCGGGACTACTAGCAAACGGTTCACCAACTTCTAACTCATCGGCAAGCATTGCCGCAAGTGAAATTAACTCAGACGATACATATGGTTATGCATTTGATCAAGAAGATTATTTCTCAGGTAATCAATCACATGGACATGAATAATGAAAAACAATGTTACAGACAGTCTAAACGACATCTTCCAAGTTGAAGGTGAATTGGTTGATACTAAGCAACCATCTTTAAGACGTGAAAATTTTGATGCAAGAACAAAGAATGACGATGACATACAAAAAGACTATAAGTATGCTCGTGAAAATCTTTATGATGTGATTGAACGTGGAACAGAGGCACTTGACTATTTACTAGAAGTCGCAAAGTCATCGGAACACCCAAGAGCATTTGAAGTCGTGGGTTCACTTACCAAGACCCTCGTTGATGCCAACAAAGATCTTTTAGATATTCAGAAAAAAGTTAAAGACCTGCAGAAAGAAGATACTGCCGATCCACAAAATGTTACCAATGCATTATTTGTCGGTAGCACTTCAGATCTGCAGAAACTTATAAAGGGTAGCAATGATTGAACGTGGATATAACGGCAATGTAAACATTAAAAGAAAAGGTGTGTCGATAGAATGGACTCAAGAAAAAGTTGAGGAATTTCTAAAGTGCGCAAAGGATCCCATATATTTTGCCGAAAAGTATATTAATATTGTTCATGTTGACCATGGTCTCATACCAATCAATCTATACAAGTATCAAAAAGAGATTGTTAGAAAGATAAACAGAAACAGAAGAGTTGCTGTTGTCACATCTCGTCAAGCAGGTAAAACCACTACTGCGGTGTGTATTATCTTACATTATGTTTTATTTAATGAATATAAAACTGTCGCATTGCTTGCGAACAAAGGTGACGCAGCCAGAGAAATATTAGATCGTATTAAAGTAGCATATGAAGCATTGCCAAAGTGGTTGCAACAGGGTGTCATTGAATGGAATAAAGGTTCCGTGGAATTTGAAAACGGGAGTAAAATTATTGCATCAGCAACATCCTCATCAGCAATTCGTGGTAAGTCTGTTTCGTTTTTGTATATTGACGAAACAGCATTCGTGGAAAATTGGGATGAGTTTTTTGCCTCGGTGTTTCCTACAATTTCATCTGGTAAGTCTACTAAAATTCTTTTGACATCTACACCAAATGGATTGAATCATTTTTATAAAACGTGTGAAGGTGCAAGAAACGATACAAACGGATACAAATTTGTCAAAGTTGGATGGCAAGATGTTCCGGGAAGAGATGATGAATGGAAACGTGACACACTTGCGTCCATGGATTATGACTACCAAAAATTTGCACAGGAAATGGAATGTGAATTTCTTGGATCATCTGGTACATTAATTGAAGGATCAAAACTTAAAGCATTGGTTCATAAACAAGTCGTAGTACCATCTGATGATCTTTTTATGTACCAAAAACCACAAGAAGGTAGAGTGTATACTTGTGTAGTTGATGTGTCTAGGGGAAAGGGTCTTGATTATTCTGCATTTCAAATTATTGATGTCACAAAAATGCCATACGAACAAGTTTGTGTTTACAAAAACAATACCACACCTCCTATTGAATATGCAGAAACTATACATAGAACTGTAAAATATTATAATAATGCAACCGTACTTGTCGAAGTTAACGACATTGGTGAACAGGTTGCTGAAATGCTTCATTATGAGTATGAATACGAGTATGTTTTATTCACTGAAAATGCGGGACGTTCTGGTAAAAGAATTTCATCTGGATTCGGGAGTAATATAGATAAAGGAATTCGTACAACAAAAACTGTAAAGTCGGTTGGGTGCTCTATTTTAAAATTGTTAATAGAACAAGACCAACTAATCATTAACGATTACGATACAATAAAAGAGTTATCAACATTCTCCAGAAAAGGGGTTTCATTCGAAGCAGAATCGGGTTGTCATGATGACTTGGTAATGTGTTTGGTATTATTTGCATGGTTGTCTGATCAACAATTTTTCAGAGAACTGACAGACATTAATACATTAACTAAATTGAGATTGAAAAACGAAGACCAACTAATGGAAGAACTGCTTCCATTTGGTATTTACGATGATGGAATGCCCGAAGAAGAAGTAATAGATACAGTTCCTCAACGAAATATATTCGATGATAACTGGATGGAAAGAAACTTTGACCCCTTCTAAAGAGAGTGTTTTTATAAATATTAGCAAAATGAAATATAATACTCTTTAAACAAAAGGAGAATAGAGATGCCTTTCCAAGTATCACCGGGTGTTAACGTAAGTGAAATTGACCTGACTACGGTGGTACCTGCAGTTAGCACTACTGAAGGTGCATTTGCAGGTCAGTTCCGTTGGGGTCCAGTTGAGCAACGTGTGCTTGTTGACACAGAAGATCGTTTAGTAAACATCTTCCAAAAACCAACAAGTGACAATGCTGAAGATTTCTTTACTGCCGCAAACTTTTTGTCTTATGGCAATCAATTATATGTAGTTCGTGTTGTTAACACTGGTGACACACAGACTGCAATCACAGATACAGCAAATACACAACAAACACTAGTCAAAAGTGCAGATGATTATAACGAAAATTATGGATCTGGAATCACTGGTGTGGGTGAGTTTATTGCTAAGTATCCGGGTGAGTTGGGCAACTCACTTAAAGTATCTATGTGCGAAGGATCGACTGCGTGGGAATCTTCTGTAACAGGAGCATATTACTACGCAACAAGAAACTCTTCTACAGTTACTCTTGCAGGTGATGCCGATACAACCAACTCACCACATGCAGGGTCAAACTCAGAAGTTGGGTTTACAGTTGGAGACATTATTCTTCTCGGTCCAGATAGAGAGCAATGCAAAATCAAAGCATTATCAGGTAACACGATTACTCTGACATCTGATTACTCTGGAAACACTGTTGCTAATTACAGTGGAACTATTACTCGTAGATGGGAATACTTCAATAACTTTGATGGTGCACCGGGAACTTCACAGTATGCTACCGATGCAGGAGCAACTGGTGACGAACTTCACGTAGTTGTTGTTGATGAAGATGGTAAGTTCACTGGTATTGCAGGACAAGTTGTTGAAACTTTCAGCAAAGTTTCGAAAGCATCTGATGCTAAAACTGAAGACGGTGCCACAAATTATTACAAAGAAGTTATCAATCAACAATCAGCATATATGTGGTGGACAGCACATAGTAGTACAATGACAAATGCAGGATCTGCAGCCGCAGGTTTGACATTTGGTGGATCTTCTGCACCAAAAACTAATAGTTTTGTTTACGGTGCGAATGGAACAAATATCACGGGTGCTCAAAAAATTACAGGTTATAATTTGTTCAAAGACGCAGAGTCTGTCGACATTTCATTGATCCTTGGTGGTAACGCAAACCAGACACTTGCCACACACTTAATTACAAGTATTGCAGGTTCAAGAAAAGATTGTGTTGCAGTTATCTCACCAGAAAAAGCAGATTGTGTAAACAATAATGCATATGATGGAAAAGAACGTGATGACATTATCGCATATCGTGATTTGTTACCATCATCTTCTTATTCCGTTATGGATTCTGGTTGGAAGTATCAGTACGATAAGTATAACGATGTATATCGTTGGGTACCACTCAATGCAGATACTGCAGGTTTAATGGTACAAACTGACTTAACTCGTGATCCATGGTACTCACCTGCAGGATTTAATAGAGGCAATGTTAAGAATACAATTAAGTTAGCATTCAATCCAACTAAAGCAGATAGAGATCAGTTGTACAAAAAAGGTATCAACCCTGTCGTAACATTCCCCGGACAAGGCACAGTCTTGTTTGGTGACAAGACAATGTTGAGCAAACCATCTGCTTTCGACAGGATTAACGTTCGTAGACTGTTTATCGTCTTGGAAAAAGCAATTTCAACGGCAGCTAAGTTTACATTGTTTGAGTTCAACGATGAGTTTACACGTTCACAGTTTAAGAACTTAGTAGAACCGTT